GGATGATACTGACATTATAGCTGTATTCGGTGGATACGGTTCTGGTAAATCTAAAGCAACCTTAGAGGAATTTCTTCTAAGGGCTTTAGAGAATCCAAGAGGTAGCGGTCTGTTTGCGGCACAGACTTTGGGACAGTTGAAAAAGACAACTTTAAAGACATGGTTTGAAGAAGTATGTCCTCCTCCCCTCATTGAAAGCTATAATAAAACTGACGGAATTATCAAACTAGTCAATGGGTTTACTATCTTTATTGTAGCAACGGACGAAGAACAAAAAATACGTTCCTTAAACTTAGGATTGGCACACGTGGAGGAGATTTCTGGTATCAAGAAATCCATCTACACACAGATTCAATCCCGTATGCGTGACCCATTCACACGTAACAAGGCAATCATTGTTTGTTCTAACCCGGCTAACACATGGATTAAGGATGTGTTCGTTGACAATGAAGCACGTAAAGACCCAAAACATCCACAGCACAGCGAATATAACCGCTTCATGCGTACATTTGTCTGGAGAACTGAACTGAATAAGTACTTACCAGCCAACTTTATTGAAATGAACACCATTGGTAAGCCAGAATGGTACAGAAAGAAATACTTTGAAGGTTCTTTTGAATACAATAGCGGTATGGTATATCCAGAAATAGCAGATACATTTATTGACCCATACCCAGTTACAAAAGATACTGACGAATATGGTATACCTAAAGACTGGGAACGTATGGTAGCCATGGACTATGGTTTACGTAACCCTACAGCTGTTCCATTTGGTGCCATCAATCCTAAAACTGGTGAAGTAGTTATTTTCAATGAGTATTATGTAGCTGAAAAAACACTACCTTATCACGCTAATAAACTAAAACCTTTGATTGATAAGATTCCCTCAGGTCTTCTCAGGTTTTTAGTGGCTGACCCTGCCATCAAGAACAGGATGAATGACGTTATCTCCGGGAAAAACATACAATCTCACTTTATGGAGTACGGCATATTCTGGGCACTTGGTAATAACAACTTAGAATACGGACTGGCTAAAGTAAACTCCTACATCGAAGCTGGCAAACTGAAAATCTACAAGACCTGTGTAAACCTAATCAAAGAACTCTTGCAGTACACATATCCAGAAGTGGACATAGACAATGCAGACGAAAATCTGGATGAAAAACCAGAGAAGAAAAATGACCACTTGTGTGACGCATTGAGATACATGATTGCGAGATTACCAGATGACCCAGAACATTTAAAATTGTCATCTTATAATCCACCAAAATCGTATGCAGGATATGGAAACTATGATACAATTGAGTATGACGATGAACTTCCAGAGAAATTTGAGGATTATCTAGCCTATTATTAGGAGAAAAGGGGAGATTTTAATGAGTAATGTGAGAATTACACAAGACCAGATTAACGATATCTTAGCCAATTCAGAGAAAAAAGTTTTTAAATTTTTTGACAAGACTACATTAGTTGTAGTTAAACTGCCTAATGGATTTGTAATCTCTGAATCTTCCAGCTGTGTAGACCCGGCTAACTTTGATGAAGTCATTGGATATGAAATCTGTATGGACAGAATCGAAAATAAAATCTGGGAATTAGAAGGGTACGCCTTACAAAAGAAGGTGCATGAGAATGGCAGTCGCTAAGAAATACAATTACCGTATTCAGTACATCGACAATACCTATCAAATCGTAGATTGGACAAAGGCTGAATTAAAATCAGTCAGTATTGCCATGGCGAATGAAGTCCCTGCTATATTGGTGGGTGAGGACGTATTCCGCACTACAGATATCCGGGCTATTGTATATCTTCCTCCAGTTCCAGTACCTACCGAAGCTGAAATAAAGGCAGAACAGGAGAAACAAGCAAAAGAAGAATGGGATTTTGTGGACGCTCAAACAAAGAAATGGCTGAAAGAGCAAGGTATTTTACCAACAACGGGAGGTGCTAACGAATGAATCCAGAAGAATTAGCCACTTTAATGCAACAGGGTGGAGGAGAAAAACCGCCATTGGGTAATGAAGGTGGGGAAATGCCAAATACCGAAACCGAGCAGGAAGAAGAACGTGAGGACATTAACCAGCCTGACAAAATGAGTGCAGAAGACCAGCGTAAGTTAATTAATAAAGCTGAACGCCGTTACTACAATGCGTCACAAGGAATGTCTGAACATCATAAAATGTGGGCAATGATTGACATGTTTGACAGAGGACGCCAATGGGATAGCGTACAGTTACCTGTATGGTTACCAAAGCCAGTCACCAACTTAATTCGGTACGTTCGTACAACTAAGCGGGCAAACTTAGCACAGAACGTACCGCAAGCTGACTTCATTCCAATGACACCAATTGATGCTCCATTAGTTCGTGCCATCCAAAAAGCATATGACCATGTATGGGATGAACAAAAAGTTCCTATGATGGTACGCCGTTGCATGGATAGGGCTTTACTGCATGGTACTTCTATAGCATATGTGTATGCAGAGGAAAACATTCGTGGTAAATACTTCGGTGAGAAAAATCCAAACAACATGATGTATCGCTATGACATAAAAGTAAAGCGGTTAAACAATGCACGATTTTACATTGACCCAACTGCTTATTGTTTGAATGAAGCAAAATACATGACGATTACTGAACCGCTAAGTTTCAGTGATGTTAAAAATAACCCAATGTTCCGGGAGTATGCAGGAGAAAAATTGACCAAGCTGGAGTGGGCTGACCTACAAAGAGATAGCGAAGCGAACGGTGATATATTTGACCGTCCTACTACAAAGTCAGACATGTCTTTACAGGAGGAACTAGGGGATGAAATGGTTACAGTTCATATTCACTGGGAAAGATACCGTAATAAAGACGGTGCATGGCAAGTGGATGTCTCTTATTTCATGTGGAACACTGATTTCTTGTTATATCGTATTGAGGATTTTAAACCATCAATCTATCCATTTGCTGTCCTCTATGATGAAGAAGAAGATTTGTCTTTCTGGGGAACATCAACAGCAATGGACATGTTGGAAAACCAGAAGATTATCAATAAAACTGCACAAGCGGCTAGTATTATTGGAACCCTACATCAAAATCCGCAACGAGTCGTTTTACGTGAAAGTGGAATCAATGCGGCAGAAATGTCACGTACAGGAACGCTTGCTGGGAAAGTATGGACTTCAAACGTACCTAATGCTGTCGAGACATTACAACCACCAGACATTCCAAAAGGATTGTTTGACATCGAAGACAGAATGAAACTGGACATCAAAGACATGGCTGGTATCACTGAATCCTACACCGGGGAATCTGTAGGAAGTTTGACAACCTCAACTGGGGTTGATTCATTGATTGAACGTTCTACAATTCGTGACCGAGATAAAGCACTACAGATTGACCAGTTTGTAGAAGACTTGTCGAATATCATTGTACAGTTCATTCTTGTATACTGGCAGGAAGAACGTCCATTGATGACACGTGCCCAGAATGGTTCAGCCAGCTTTGAGACTTGGAAACCAGTGAACAAGGAAGCTATTGAAAACTTAGAATGGCGTGTTCGTTCTGATGTGTACGCAAAGGCTCCTATTACTGCGGCAAGTAAATCCCAGCAAGCTGATAACCTCATGCAAATGCAAGGGCAATTCCAGTTTGACCCTCCATGTATTACAGTGGAAGAATGGATTGAAATGAAAGACTTCCCTAATAAGGAAGACATTCTGGCACGTATGCAACAAGACCGGGCTAATAAGAAGCAACAGGACGCTCAAGCGTTACAAGGTCAGGTCATGGCTATTGTTGGTCAAGCAAGTCAGCTAAGAAAGCAGGGGGCTACAGAGGAGCAAGTACAACAGCAAATCAGCCCAATGATTCAGCAGATGATTCAAGCTACATTTACTTCTGGTCAGAATCAAGGTTCTGCTGGGCAGATGTTGAACCAAGGTGCTTTGGCTCCACAAGGAACTACATCACCAACTGCAATGGGAAACATGACAAGAGGATAATTGTATGTTATAATGAAAACGTGCAGAATTCAGATGTTGGAGGATATCTCCCCCAAAGAGCCTACTTAACGGTAGGCTCTCTTTTTATGTCCAAACATCCACTTAATTCCCATTGGTGTACTTGAATCCATGGCAAGATGTAGTAGGTATCCTCCAGCAAAGAGAATACACCATTTCCATGAATACCAAATACCTATTGGGGCTGAAAATAATAACAAACCGCAAATACTGTGAGTGAAACCACGATGACGAAAAACCAGCCAAAGAGGAATGAACTTTCCAATAGTGGACTGGCGTATATCGCAATCTGGAAAGACAGAACCAATAATAAAAGGAATAGGGTTAAGAAAAACATCTTCAACACCAACTTGTATAAGAATCCACACAATTAAAGCAAACCCCCAATGTATTCGTCCAGAGAAAGCACACACCCCCTTTAAATTTTCCCTAGTTCTATTATCCCCTAGTTCCACTACAAAATACATGATAAAAAACATACATATTTAGTAATTATATGTAGACAAGTGGACGAACGTTCTGTTATATTAAATATAGAAACTTTCGCCATTCTGGAGCGGAAACCAGAAACTTACAATCTATAATTTCGCAGACCCATGCGTAAAAAGGGAAAGGGGTAGTAACCATGCCAGAAGAAAATTTAGATAACCTAGAACAAAACCTTGATGACGATTTGACAGGTTCAGAGGGAGAAAATGAACTTATTGCCGCAATCAAAGCGTTAAACGAACAGAAAGATTCAGAGGATGATATTGTCAAAGAAGACGATGACATTGAGGAAGAAGTCGATGAAGATGAAGACCTTGATGAAGCCGATGATGAAGAACTTGAGGATGACGCTGACGATGACAATGAGGAAGTTGAAACTCCTCCAGCCACAGACAAAAAGAAGCAGTCAAAAGAGGAAAACGCTAAGTTTGCTAAAGAACGTAGAGAGCGTGAATTTAACGAGCGTCTACAAAAAGAGATTGCTAAATTAAGAGAACAATCTCCAGAGTTCCAGCTTGCTAAACGTTTAGCTGACATGACTGGCAAACCTATTGAGCAAATCCAGAGGGAAATGGATGAAGCCGCTTTACAGGAAGAATCCAA